TACTCAGTTTTGTACCGAGCGCGGCGGCGTTGGCAATCTTCGCCGCGCCCAGGTTGGTCACTATGGCGTAATATTTCTGGCTCATGGTCTGATTTCCATCGTGTCAGTAACGTGAACCGCCGCGCCGCTGTAAAGCTGGCCCGCGACGGAAATGTTTTCCGGGGTGTAGGGGTAAACGGTCATCGCGTCGCCGTCGTAGCTGCCCGCCGCAATGCGGGTTTCGCCCGTGACCTGCAGGTTTATCGACATCCCCAGCAGATGGCGGCTGCAGGGTCTGGCGTCGCTGATAAGCCGCTCAAGCTCCAGATAGGTCTGCTCGGTAATGCCCTGGTCCTGCACGCCAATGTCCAGGCGAAACGTGCCGGGCGCTTCACCGGTTTTCCACCACTCCAGCACGCGGATAAGAAACCCGAACGGCTCAACCACGCGACGCACGGCGCTGATGGTGCCCTTGTGCTGATGGATGTAAAACGCATCCATCACCACGCGCCGCTTGACGCTTTCCGCCCAGGCCTCGTCCCAGCGGTCAACCGAGAATGACCAGGCGAGATAAGGCAGAAACCGCGCCGGGCAGGTGGCAGGGTTCCACAGGTCGCGCAGCGGAACGTCCAGCCCGCTGATGCCGCTGCACGCCTCTGCCAGCCTGCGCTCAAGCGCTGAGGACGCGGGCGGTAACAGGCTCTGACTCATCATTTACCCCCGTTATCGGTGGCAACCGTGACGGCCACCGCTGTGCAGTTGCCCGCCTGCGTGCGGTCCAGAATGATGTCCTGCGCCGGTTCGGTGATTTCCACCCAGTCCACGCCCGCCACGCGCAGCACCGCCCCGTAAGACTCGCGGCGCACGCTGCGGCCCAGCTTTTTCTGGTCGGTCAGATAGGCGGCCATTGCGGCCTGTGCGGCCTCCAGACACGGGGCGGCGGCCACGCCGTCAAACACGTGCAGCGTGGCTTTTACCTGATAATCGAATATCGCGGCGGCCTGCACCGTCACGCGGTCAGCCACCGGGCGCACGGTTTCAGCATTAAGCGCAGAATTCACTGCATTCAGTAAATCGTCCGTTGCTGCCCCGCTGTTGTCCCGGCTCAGCACGGTGATCAGCACTTCTGCCGGTGCCGGACTCGTTGCCGACACGTCAGATATGCGCCCGTCGGCGCTTTTGGCGTAATACTCATACGCCGCCGTCGGCCCGGCCACGCTCAGCCCCTCAAACGCCCCCGGTACGCGCAGGCGCAAATCGTCGTCGGACTCCATCACCGCCGCTACGGGCGGCACGGCATCGGGGTTCGCCGGGGTGATGGTCAGACGCTTAACGTTGTTGTTGGCCGCCAGCTGATCCAGATCGGTGCCGAGTGCATAGGCCACCATGACCGCCTGCGCGGCCTCGTTGATGCGCTGGCGTAAGAGGATTTCGCGATATACGTTTTCCTGCAGGCACTTGACCAGCGGATCGGATTCCAGCGCCAGCACGCTGCGCATGGCGTCCTGCTCGTCAGCCGGATACAGCGCAATCAGGTTTTCTTTACGTTCGGCCAGCAGCGTTTCAAAGTCCGGCACCTCAATGACTTCCGGCGCGGGAAGCTGCGATAAGTCAATCACTGCCACGGTTTACCCCCGTTGGGATGGTCATTGCCAGCGGCGAGCCGTCGGCACGCTGTGCGTTTATCTCAACGGCCATTGAACCGTCATAAGCCGTTGTGAAATTCAATGAAATCAGCCGGATGCGTGGCTCCCAGCGGCTCAGTGCGGTGTAGGCTGCCGCCATGACCTGCATACGGGTGACGCCGTTCTGCGGCTGATCGATGAGCGCGGAAAGCATGGAGCCGTATTCACGACGCGCCAGACGGCTGCCCTCCGGGGTCAGCAGGATATCGCTGACGCTCTGGCGAATATGGTCAACATCGGTCAGGGCTTTGCCGGTGTCGCGGTTCATGCCGAGATACATCACGCCGGGCCTCCTGATGTGTCAGTGCCGAACTTAACGCCGCCGTGTTTATGGGTATGCACCACAACGCCGTTAGAACTCATGTCACCGCCGCGCTGTGTGACGGCGCCGTTAATGGCCGTTTCACTGTTTAGGGTTGTCTTGCTGGCCTCAACGCCGAATACCTCAGTAAGCAGCTGAATGCCCTCCGCCGCTTCGATGCGCAGGCTTTTGATGTTCTTTATCAGCAACTGGCCGGTTGCCGGTTCGTACTGAAAAAAACCACCGTCGCTAAACTGCGTAGTACTGCCGTTCTCTGAATAATCCGGCGGCGGGAATGCATCGGAATAAATCGCGGGCAGTGCAAAGGCGGTTTCGAGGTTGCCGCCCAGGCTCAGCAGCATGACCTGTTCTCCTACGGTGGGCTGCCACCATGTGCGCGTGCTACCGGCGCGCAGGGTGAGCCAGTTAATCCAGTTGGTTTCGAGATCGCCCGTTTTCACCCGGCACAGCCAGTTAACCGAATCGACTTCGGACACGGTGCCGGTGCGGATCAGGTTGGTGATGAGGCGCATGATTTCGGTAAGTTTTTCGTTCATGTATACAATATGAAGACAAGTATCCTCATCTGGAAACGACTAGCCTTGTGTGGGTGGTGAAACAAAGAGATAATCATTTTTTTCGGAGGATAGAATGAAGAACTACAAAGAATTTATTTTGAATAGCTTAAAGAATGCGGAAGGTTTTACCTTTGTTGAAAACCCTGCATTCCAGGTAGATGAAAATCATCTGCTTGCTGAATTCAAAGGGGGAACTTTCCTTCTAAGTTTCAACGATAATTATGACGCAAGCCGTTTAAATTCAACTAAAAGTTTGGTATCCCCCTTCACGGTTAACCTTCCAGTTATACTGTCTGAACCTTTCAAATCCATGCCACTGCTCGACAAACTTATAGTATCCAACCATTTAAACAATAAAAGCTCAAACCTCGTGAGGTTTTCATTACGAGAGAGTTTAAACATGTTTATTATTAGTGCACCTTACTACCCAATGCTTGAACAATTAAGTAAAGAAGAACCAGTGTTTAACAGAAATAGTGGGTCATTTATGGTTCTTAGCCTCTTGACTATGTGTTGGGAAAGCAGCGCCACATTAACAGATGACTTAAATAATTACCTAAAAAACCCTAAGAAATATTACGCAGAACATCAGGAATGAGACCATGAAAAAGAACCCTGAAATGCGCATATTTTTGTTATCAATGCTTGCAAACATCATTATTACTTATTTAATGGGTTATAAGCTTAAAGATTTTATGCTAATCACCTTATCTGCACCGGTCTACTATCAACTCTTGGTTTTTATTTCTTTATGCCTACCATTATTGATAAAGTTTGGCGATAGAAAAATCAGAGTCTACCTCCTTGATTTGAACATTAAAAAACTCAGAGATAGCCAAAGCACAGAATCCACAGAAGGTCTTGATGAAGACACCTTGAAAAAACTCGAGGTTCTTACAAGCACTGACTTTAAAAAAGCAGAAATGATAAAAGAAATGCATGATGCGCTTGAAGAATTGAAAAAATGAATCTCATGATTAAGTTTTATTTTCTAGCCAACTTAATACGATATTTTCAATAATATCAGATGTTTGCTCATTCAAACCTAGTAACTGCCGTTCGGAATATTTAACTGTAATGCCGCGCTTACTCACGCGGTCACGCAGGCCGTAATGGTGTACACGTGCCAGACGCTGCACTGCAGGCACAAAAGCCACCTCTGCACTGTCGCCCGTTGCCTTTGTTTTCAGATACTTTGCGGTTTTCAGCTTCACAAACATCTTGCGTTTAATGCGCCCCGGCTTTGTCCTGGCGGATACGCGGCGCGGCTCCCACGCGCTGCCGTCGGGCGCGCGCTGCGCCGTCATGTTGCCCTGCTGAATCCGACGCACGTCGCGCGCCACCTCGCGCAGCACCTTTTTGCGCTCTGCCGGTTCCAGCTTTGCCAGCAGCGCATCCAGCCAGGCGTCAACCTCATGCAGATTATCCACGGCTCACCGTCCAGATGTCGTCCGCGTCAAAAGGGTTGCCCGGCTCCGGCACGGCCCTGACCTCTGTTACGCCGTTGACTTCCTCGGCAATAACCCGCTCTGTCAGCTTTAAATTAATGCTGATGTCACAGGCACCGTTGCCGAGAATGTCCACTTCAAACGTGCAAAGCTGCTCACGCTCGTCAGGGTTCTGCAGCGCGTCGGGCTGGTTGGTGCGCAGCCAGTACATCACCGCCGCCATCAGCAGGTTTTGATCGCCGGTGAAGTCCGTAATCACCACATTCAGCGTGTAGCGGTATTCCCATGACAGAGAGGCGGCAGCGGTGCCTACCGACGCCCCTTTGTCCACAAACAGGTGAAACCGGTCAGGGTTTTGCTGCAGGTAAGGAATAGCGCTGTTAAGGGCTTCGCGTAAGGACTGCGGCTTGTTCATCGTCTTTTTCCTGGCAGGTTACTATTGTGTCCACCTTGTCGGCGCAGGCCGCCCAGGCGGTTTCGGTTTCATCCAGCACGGCCAGCAGATCGCCGTTAGTGCGCGCCGCCGACGGCCCCAACTGGCAGCGGGTTATTCTGGGACAGCCACTGACGGTAAGATTCACCTCCGGTGATGGCCGGTCGCTGGCGCAGCCGGACAGCAGCATCAGGCAGAGGGGTATAAGACCAGCGGCGAAGGGCGTCATTTTCACGTTTCAGATCCTCAATCTGGCGCTGCCGCTGGCGCAGCAGTGCGTTGTTTTTCTCAGCCGCCGCATACAGCTGCGTCTGTGCAAGGTTGCTGCTCTGCGCCAGGATGTTGACCGCCATCAGCTGGCTGTTTTTCTGGCTCAGTTTTTTGTCCTTTGCGGCCAGCTCTGCCACCTGCGTGCCGATAGTCCTGTTTGCGCTGTGCAGCTGCCACGACAGCAGCCCGGCAGTCACCAGCAGCACGACAAAGCAGGTCACTGCAACGGCGCGCATCATGCTGCCGCCCCTTTCAGGCACCAGCTCAGCTCGCGCCCGCGCCGGTTATCCAGCCCCTGATTAAATACGCCTTTCACGTACACCCATCGCGGCAGCTGATAACAGGCATCGCGCCACCGGCTGGCCCTGATGAGTTTCACCATCGTTGATGCGCACACGTTGCCGGTGCCGACGTTAAACGCCAGCGACACCAGCGCGTCATAAACCTGCTGCGGCATGGAAACCGCCACGCAGCGCGCCAGTGCCGCCTCAACGCGCAAAACATTGGTGATAAACGTCCCGGCGGCCTGCCGCTCGGTAATGGTTTTGCCCGGCACGACGCCCTGTGTGTTGCCGATGCCGTCGGTCCATACACCCGCATCGCACAGGTATGGCTTAAGGCGGCAGCCCTCGTAATCAGCAATCAGTTTCAGCCCCTCAACCGAGGTGTGCAGCTGCTGAAAGCCCGGCAGTGTTGCGGCGATGGCCAGTACCGCGCCCACGGCGCAGCGTTTAACGGTTTGCAGATTCATAATCCTCCCGCGTGATGCGCCCGCTTGCCAGCAGCTGGTAGGTTTTGTGCTTGTAGTACCAGCTGATTAGCGCCATGCCGATGCCGATAATCAGCCCGGCCCATGTTGAAACGTCTTTAACCGAAAGGTCGCCCAGCCACGCCATAAACACGGCCATCGACCAGGTAATAAATGTACTGATTCTTTCCCACATGATTCAGTCCCATAGCTGCACGGTCTGCGCCGTGGCTGCGGGCGCAACGTCCGGTAGCTCGACCTCTAAACCGTGGGGTAAGGTGGGGCCGTATTCCGCCAGCCCCGGATTGGCCTGTAACACCAGCTCGGACAGCCCCTGCGTGCGCCCGTAGTGACGCCAGCAAAGTGCGTCTACCGTGTCATACTGCTGCGCACGCACTTTCATCAGATAAGCTCGACGGTAATATGCGGCAGATCCTGCACGCGGCTGATGGCCCAGCGCGCATCGCGCCATAAATCGCCGCTGGCATCCTCCAGCGTCTCGCCGCGCTTCGCGCCGGACGCGGTGGCGTCAAAGTCGCTGTATCGCTCATTGAGTACCGCGCGCGTCCAGCACCACACGGCGTTTTCATAGTGGTGCAGGCGCACGCTCTTTCCGGCCAGTTGCTCAGCCGGTACGTCGGCCAGCCCGTTGTAACCGTCCATTTCCTTCCGCTCCCGCCACGGGTACAGCTCGGCGTTGACTTCTGACATGGCGGTCAGCACCACCTGCTTGAGCCGCTCCGGCGTCACGGTGCCGTCAACGCGCATCGCGCTGCGAAACTTAGCCAAGTCCAGATCCGGCCAGAATGAATTGTTCGGGATAATGACCGGCGCAACCGGCGACTGCTCTGGCGCTGTAAACTGCATCCTTACTACTCCTGAATAGGTGGGCGGTGGACGGGGTTTTGATGCGGCGCTGCCTGTCGCCACCCCGTGCCGCCCCGCGCGTGGGCACGTTCGGTTATCAGCTGTCTTTGCGGAGTTTCCGCTCAAGCTGCTCAATGTCTTTTTTCACCCCGCATCTTTCGTCCAGCTGCAGGGCGTGCTTAAGGTGATTCAGTGCGGATGCCGGGTTGCTTTCGGTCTGCACCCAGCCAATGGACTTGTGCAGGCGCGCACGCGACTGATCCGGCATGTCTTCCCCGTCCACCGCGTCCAGCGTCTGCAGCAGCAGGTCAGCATCAAACGGCGTTCCGGCCAGCATGGCGGCCTTGGCGGCGTCGGCCATTTCCTCAGTAAGCACCGTCGCCGTGTTGCGCTTGCCGACCGGCATCACCCAGCCATGTTTAAGCGCATGGCGGCCAATGGTCAGCGCACCGGCATAATCACCGGCATCGATACGCCACAGCATGACGTACATGATCACGTCGTCCTGCTGCGCCCCGTCGGCGCTCAGCACGCCCTCTGCCCAGGCGGCATATTTCGGCAGCACCTCAACCTTAATCTGCGCCTTGGTGACAGTGGACTGAATGCCCTTGAGGCGGCGGCGGTCTTCGTTAAGCTGCAGCAGCATCAGGTCATAGCCTTTCGCATGGCGGCCATTGCCGCCCGTGCGGGCGGCCTCCTGTCCCTGAATGAAGCGCGTGTGTGCGCGGAAAGGATTGGTCACGGGTTACGCTCCTGCGTTGCCGTTGCCTGATTCAGCCTGCGCCTGCGCCGTACCCGATTCGCTCATGGCCTTGACGACGCTTGCCGCAACGGAGGCAATACGCGCGATTTCGGCGTCGCTCATCTGGCCCGCTTCCGGCTCTGGCTCCTGCTCCAGCATTTCGATGTTTTCAATCAGGCAGGTGCAGGCGTAGTCTTCGACCACGTACGCCTCGTTGACCGATTCAAGGTTTTCAACGCGATCCCGTTTCGGATTGTCGATAATGGAGCGGCGGCGCGTGTCGTCCTGAACATAAATCGACAGGTTATCAAGGCGCGTAATCAGCATGGCGTCTGCAGGGAAGAACGGCGCACGCACCGCAGGCAGGCCGCCGATGCGCTTCTGGCTGATAATCAAATCAGCGGCCAGCGCTTCGGTGTTGGGCTGGTCTTTGTTGACGATCGGGAAATACTTGTCGGCCAGCAGCTGGCGACCGCAGATCACAACCAGCTCAGTGTCATCCTGATACTGCACGGCGATTTTTTCCGTTACGGCACCCATTACCACGGCATCCAGATTGCGGAAAAGCCCCGTTTTGCCAATGGTAATTTTATCGGCGATAACTTTTCCGTTACTGTCGATGTGCTGGCCGACCACCTGCGACGGTTTCTCCTGGCGGATTTTTTCCAGCCAGCCGATGTTCACGTCCTGCAGCAGCGGGTTCTGTGTGCGGTTAGAGGTTTTCTCACGCTTGAGGCCGTTAAACCCGATCATGATGCGGTCAAGCGCCTGGCGTTTCACAATCATGTCGCGGATACGCACCTGAAAGTCGGCAAACTTCGCCCACATATCCAGCTTTGCGTAAGGCAGCGCCGTATCAAAATTGGTCTGCGTGCATTTATAGCCTTCGCCGTCGATGTAGGTGGGATCGTTAGGCTCGCGCTCTTTCTGCGTGGTGTCGGTTGTACCGGCAATCGTGCCGCCGATACCCAGCCCCAGACGTTCGCCGCTCTGCTCAGGCACCGGCACAATGTTGATGCGCGTCAGAAAGTCTGATGACTCCTGAATTTTGGTTTCCAGCGTCTGCGCGACGGATGGCTCAACGGTAAACTTGCTGTTGAGGGCTGACAGGTTGATTTTGTTGATTTCCGCCAGTACCGACATGTAGGCGTTTAACTTAAAGCGGGTGTTGTTTTTCATCTTTTCGTGTTCTCTGCTCGTTAAGAGGATTGGCCGCGCCTGCATCAGCAGTCGGTGCGCACGTCCTGACTGTTGCCGTTGCTGTTACCGGGCGTGCGCGGGCGGAAGTCCTGGCGCCCGTCTTCACGGCTCAGCTGTGCCTGCAGCTGGCTGAAATCCGCCTGCAGCTGCTCACGGGCTGCAGCTTCTGCGCTCAGCTGCACCTGCAGGCTGCTGGCCTGCTCGCTCAGAGCGGTTTCCATGCGCTGGCTGAATTCCTGCTGCTCGGTGGCGACCAGCTCGACAGCCTTGTGAACGTCGCTGAAACGCGCGTCATCAGACTTCTGTTTGTTGCTGAAAAGCGCGGTCACGCGGCTGAAAAGGGACGGTTTTTCGTCGGCCACGTCCTCAAACTCGATCACGGTTTCGGTGGCGGCGGTAAACAGGTTGTCAGGATGCTGCTTGCGGTTAGCCAGCGGGTTTGCGCCTGCGCTGGCGCTGAACTGCAGCATTTCGGTGCCGAGGCTGGCCGGATCGTCGGTAACGGCCAGGCCAATCAGATACGCCTCGCCGGTGTCGGCGAACTCCGGGCGAATCTCCATTGAGGTGAAAAGCTTCTGCATGTTGCCGGTCATCGTAACCAGCTCATCCGTCGGGTTAATCACCGCGTACAGGCCCAGCTTGCCTTTCAGCAGGCCGTCGCTGATTTCTTCGGTATCCAGCGCATCGACCACACCGAAACGGCGAAACGCGCTGTCAGGCGTGTAACCCTTAATGTGCTCCATGTTGATCACGGCGGTGTACACGGCCGGATCGTAATTTGCCGCCATCTGCTCCAGCCAGCTGCGCTCGATGGTGCGCCCGTCCGTGGTGGCACCTTCCACCCCGATGCGGAAACGCTTTGCTTTCTTTGCCATTGTCCAGGCTCCGGTAAGGTAAAAACTCAGTGAGTCCCTATGTTTGCGGCGAGGGGGGTACTGAAACAACGCGGCGACGTTGTACCGTAATTCACACAATCACGGGCGGCGGAAAAGGAAACGGGCGGGCCGTATTTTGGGGCCATGACAACGACAATCGCCCCCGCAGACCTCGATCCCCGCAGACAGGCTTTGCTGCTGTACTTTCAGGGATACCGCATCGCCCGCATTGCTGAAATGCTGGGAGAGAAACCCGCAACCGTTCACAGCTGGAAGAAGCGAGACAGGTGGGGCGACTATGGCCCGCTTGACCAGATGCAGCTCACCACCGCCGCGCGCTACTGTCAGCTGGTCATGAAAGAGGTGAAGGAAGGAAAGGACTACAAAGAAATTGACCTGCTGGCCCGGCAGTCAGAGCGCCATGCGCGCATCGGGAAATTTAACAACGGCGGCAATGAGGCGGACTTAAACCCCAATGTCGAAAACCGCAACAAAGGCCCGCGCAAACCGCCTGAAAAAAACGTATTCAGCGACGCGCAGATCGAAAAGCTGCAGGACATCTTTCACAGCACGATGTTCGGCTACCAGCGCCAGTGGTGGGAAGCGGGCAATAAATACGCCGTCCGCAATCTGCTGAAATCGCGCCAGATCGGGGCGACGTTCTTTTTTGCCCGTGAGGCGCTGATCGATGCGCTCACCACCGGGCGCAACCAGATTTTTCTCTCGGCCAGTAAGGCGCAGGCGCACGTATTCAAGCAGTACATCGTGGAGTTTGCCCGCGAGGCGGACGTCGACCTGAAAGGCGACCCGATGACGCTGGCTAACGGTGCGTGCCTGTACTTCCTCGGCACCAATGCCCGCACGGCGCAGAGTTACCACGGCAACCTGTACCTTGACGAATATTTCTGGATACCGAAATTTCAGGAACTGCAGAAAGTCGCCTCGGGCATGGCGCTGCACAAGAAATGGCGGGAAACCTACTTTTCCACGCCGTCCAGCCTCACGCACAGCGCCTATCCGTTCTGGTCAGGCGCGCAGTTTAACAAGGGCCGCACCAAAGCCGACCGGGTTGATATTGATTTAAGCCACGCGTCGCTTGCCGCTGGCCGCCTCTGTGCCGACGGCCAGTTTCGCCAGATTGTCACCGTTGAGGATGCCGTGCGCGGCGGCTGTGACCTGTTCGACCTGGAGCAGCTGCGCACGCGGTACAGCCCGGAAGACTATCAAAACCTGCTGATGTGCGTGTTTATGGATGACCTCGCGTCGGTGTTCCAGCTTGCCATGCTGCAGAAGTGCATGGTGGACAGCTGGGAAGTGTGGGACGACTTCGAAGCGCTGGCGCTGCGCCCGTTCGGCTGGAAGGAGGTGTGGATTGGGTACGATCCGGCAAAAGGCACGCAGAACGGCGACAGCGCGGGCTGCGTGGTGATTGCCCCGCCTGCCGTGCCGGGCGGTAAGTTCCGCATCCTTGAGCGGCACCAGTGGCGCGGTATGGATTTCCGCGCGCAGGCCGACGCCATCAAAACCCTTACGCAGCAATACAACGTGACCTACATCGGCATCGACTCGACCGGCGTCGGCCTCGGCGTCTATGAGAACGTGAAAGCCTTTTTCCCGCAGGTGAAAGAGTTTGTTTACAACCCGACAGTGAAAAATGCCCTGGTCTTAAAAGCCTACGACACCATCAGTAGCGGGCGCATGGAGTTTGACGCCAGCCACCTGGATATCGCGCAGTCATTTATGTCCATCCGTAAGGCCACCACGGCCAGCGGCAACCGTCCGACCTATGAAACCAGCCGAAGCGAGGAAGTCAGCCACGGCGATTTAGCCTGGGCGACCATGCACGCGCTGGCAAATGAGCCGCTGCAGGGACAGGCGGCACACACGCAGAACATTGTGGAGATGTATTAATGAGCAGACGCAGGAACCGCACGCGCACGCAGCCCGTGCAGCAGCCGGAGCAGATGACCAGCACAGCAGCTTCGGAGGCATTTACCTTTGGCGACCCGATCCCGGTACTCGACCGGCGCGAACTGCTGGACTATGTAGAATGCGTCATCAACGATCGCTGGTATGAGCCGCCCGTAAGCGTTGACGGGCTGGCGCGCACGTTCCGCGCCGCCGTGCATCACAGCTCACCTATCAGCGTGAAATGCAACATTCTGGCGAGCACCTTTATCCCGCACCCGCTTTTGAGTCAGCAGGCTTTTACCCGCTTTGCGATGGATTACCTGGTGTTTGCCAACGCTTACCTGGAGAAGCGAACCAGCCGCCTCGGCACCACGCTGAAACTGGAGCCATCGCTTGCCAAATACACACGGCGCGGGCTTGACCTGGACACCTACTGGTATGCGCATTACGGCCTTAACTCGGAGCCGTATGAATTTACAAAGGGTAGCGTGTTTCACCTGATGGAGCCGGACATTAATCAGGAAATCTACGGTGTGCCGGGCTACCTGTCGGCTGTCCCGTCCGCGCTGCTGAATGAGTCGGCTACCCTTTTTCGCCGCAAGTATTACATTAACGGCAGTCATGCGGGTTTTATCATGTACATGACCGACCCAGCGCAGAGCCAGCAGGACGTTGACAACATCCGCAGCGCCATGAAAAGCGCAAAGGGCCCTGGCAACTTCCGCAACCTGTTTATGTACAGCCCGAACGGGAAGAAAGACGGGATTCAAATCATCCCTCTGTCAGAGGTGGCGGCCAAAGATGAGTTTCTGAACATCAAAAACGTGTCGCGCGATGACATGCTGGCCGTGCATCGCGTACCGCCTCAACTGATGGGGATAATCCCTAACAATACAGGCGGGTTTGGGGATATTGAAAAAGCCAGCCGCGTATTTGTGCGTAACGAACTGATGCCATTGCAGAAGCGTTTCGAAGAGCTAAACAACTGGCTTGGTGAAGAGGTAGTTAGATTTGAGAGTTATTCTCTGAGCGAAGACTAACGATAAAGCCAGACGTAATCATGTCTGGCTTTTAGTTTATTATTGAAAGCCAGCTAAGGAAAGAAACCGTATAGCTTCTTCATCTCCATCTGTGGAAAGCAGACCACTTTTTGAGACCTCAAAAGTTAAACGTTTATTATTGAAAAGGAGTGTTGATTTCACCTTATCGATAACAAAACTTTCTCTATTAACATTTTCCGCCAAATCATCCAAGGCATTTCCTTTTGAGACCAACTCAATACACCCAGTTGATTCGCTGCTAAATCTTAGCCCACTAACTTTAACTCTACTTGCTTTGAACAATGCAACTCTTTTATCATTAACTACGGCAGAAATAAGCTTGGCTATTTCAAGATTAACCAAACTAAAGGTAAGGTTGTAATCAAAATTAGTGCTAACTCTATCTAGAAATTTTTTTATGGATTTAGGTGGATTATATACCGAAAGTAAATACACCCCTTTTTCTAAGGGGTTAAACTCAAACGAAAAGTCATTGTAAGAAATGAGAGTTTGTTCGTGAATATCACCAAAAGGATCGGTAAATTCCAAATGAGTTAATTCTTTTTCTACATAGCTAGCCTTGAGGTTAGACTCACTTAACTCTGCGCCATAAAATCCAAAGCCATCTTTTTCATTGAATCCTGCGCTTGAAAAATACTTATGTAGCTCAATAAGATTTAGCTCAGACTTCACTCTCATCCATTTTACGCGCTGCAGCATAAGTCACCCCTTAGGCCTTCTCTTTCTCAATTTCCATTATAATTGAATAAGCTGCA